GAGATGCTGTATATCTACAGTAGCATCTTTTTGTAATTTGTTAAGAAAGCGGTTTTCTTTTTTTTCTGCTTTCTTATAATTTTCATCAGCTTCTATAGCCAAATCTTTTTCTTCTAAAGCAAATACACGCTTAGGTAATACCTTTGCCGGTTTTGTCATTATCTTCCTCATCTTTCTGCAGGTCTTGAATTTCCTGTTCTATTATTAAGTAAGCTTTATGCTCACCTACTGCTTTAGCATACTCATCCATATTCGGCAAGCCTGAAGCTATAACATTTTTTAAATGTTCTCTGCGTAATCTAAGCTTTTTAAGAATAGAATAAATCGCAGTTACATCTTCCACTACTTCTTTTTTTTATGCGCGGCTCCACCTTTATGAGCAGCCATTCCACCCTTCATCATTCCAGCCTTCATCATACCATGTTTAGCTCCTGGCATCATTGTACCATTTGGCATTGTGTGCATTGCACCACCCATGTTTTTTTTAACTTTTCCACCTTTTTTATAAGTAGTAGTCATCATTTTTTTACCCGGTGTTTTTCTTGCTTCGGGTTTCGACATTATTTTTCCAACCATAGTTTTCTCCTTAGAATTGTTTTATACTAACAATCCCATTTTCGCAATGACTTATTGATCCTCGAATTAGGATCTTTAGCCGTTTTTGCGCTTGTTAATTTCTTTTTCATGCCGCTCATACGAGCACAAAATGATTTACGTCTACTACTAGTCTTAGACTTAGTAGGAGCTTTTAGTGTCCCTTTTTTATAACTGGCACGTCCTTTAGCATTTAAACCTCCAGAAGGACTTTTACCTTCTTTTTTTGTCCATGCTGCAGTCATTAATATATTTTAGTTACTGGTCTTCTATCCGGTAACATTAAATTAAAACCTCTTGGTCTAACCACTGTAAAACCACCAGATGATTTTTTAACAGTTTTAGATCCATATTTTTTTGTCCAATCTTTTGCTATTTTAGGCTCATTAGCCCATAAATATTTTCTTTGTTTTTCAGATTTAAAAGGCATTATATATCCGATTTTAATTCATGTTCACAACAGTTACAGTGACATTCGCCACCGCAACAAGAACCACTATTAGAACAATGGCATTCATGTTGACAAGTTATACAAATAGACATTAAGGTTTTTCCTACTTTTCTCATAGTTTCTCCACTGCCAGCTTTAATCCTAGCTTTTTTTGCATGTATGTTTGCGTATAATCCTGGTTTACTCATTTAGTTAATCCTTTGCTTTTCTCAAAACTTCTAAGCCCGGCCACACCAAGCATTGAAGTGACAATTGCTAGTAAGGGGCCAGTTTGAATCTCCGGAGCTGTTAGGTTTAATCCTGCAAATTTAGAATACCATTCTACTGCAGGGGATAGAATAAATTCAAAGGCAAGCGCAAAGCCTCCACACCAACCAATAAATGGTCTCCATCCAGAAACAAATATTGATCTGTGACCAGCTTCTTTGACATTTACATCGAGTTGTTTTTCAGCTAATTTTTGCTGGATACGTTGCATTAAAATCTTTTTATCTAACTTCTCTTCTTCGGATGTATGAAGTGAATCTATTACAGAAGCTACTTGTTTAAGAGCCCCGTCTTTTCCACCAAATAAACTTCCTAAAACTTGTAATACCATATCTACCTCATTAATCCCATAATACCACCAGCTGCCATTTGAGGCATAGCTAATTGAGTAAAAGGATTGTTACTATTAAGATTTATCATATAATCTAATAATTCTGCTTGACCAGGAACACTTTCTCCTGCACCGAGTTGTTTTGGACCTTGGTTCATCATGGCATAAGCTGCAGCATTACCACCGCCGCCACCGTAACCGTAATCGTAACCGTAACCGCCACCGCCGCCACCGCCATCGTAGCCGCCTCCTAAACTGCCTGGTGTATAATCATCCATAATCATTTTGTGTCCTGGTAATGAATTACCTTCATTCATGTCCATAAAATTTACTGGTATATCCCCTTTTTTTTGGGAATAGTCAATATATCCAGGATACATTTTATCCATGGCTATTTGAGCAGCAACAGGTTCACTATATCCTTGATTATATAAATCTTCCGTCATAGCTCTTATGGAATTTTGAACTGCTTGACTTGAAGCTGTTGATCCGGAAGAAGATGATAACACACTTCCAAAACCAAAATTTTGGTAAGGCCCAGCTTGAGTTAATGAACTTAATCCTAAATTTTTTTTGTCCGATTTTAAACGAGATACTATCCCATCATATTGATTTCCTGCAAATTGACCTGGTTGAAAAGAACCATACGTCATCATTTTTTTTCCATCAGCTAGTGTTATTTCTCTAGGTTCTTGTTTAGTTGCACCAGATGGACTTAATCCAGCTCGATAACTTTCTACCGTGTTTGCAAATTGACCTGGGTTGTCCCTTATTTGACTTTGAACATAAGAACTATTATCGCCTGCATTAATACGTCTTTGAGTTTCATTACGAATATTATCTGCTTTACGTTCCTCTCTAGTTCTTTTAGCCATTATGTTACCCAGTTTCCAACTGTGCCTTGTTGTAATTTTCTATAATAATCTTCAAATTCTTCTCGTGTCGTTGGTTCTTGCGCACCGAATCCAAAAAATCCTGTATCTTCCATATCTTTAGTTTTATTATAAAGATCTTCTTTTGATACTCCTCCTAAAGCAGGGGTGTTATACATATTTCCCATCATGTTCATTTGATCTTCAGTTAATTCTGCCATTTGAATTTCTTCAAGATTTTGTTGTAAATTGTTAGCTTCTTCATCAAAAATTCCTGTTTCTATGTTAGGAGGATTACCTAATTCCGTTTGCTCTTCTATATAACTTTCTGGGTCAAAAGTATTGGCTTTTATGCCGTATAAATCTTCAAGATTACCAAAATCAGTAGTAGCAGGATTAGACATTATTTGATTTCTAAGCGCTTCAATTTCTTCTTCATTACCATTTCCTTCATATACTAAAGATTGGCTTTGATCTAAAGGCAGATCAGTTACTTTAATTTCTTCATTATAATCAGAACCTTCATAAATTTCTTCTGCAGGTGAAGCAATATTATCTAATTCATCAAATTCAATATCAAACGGGTTATTTTGCGGTAAGAAAGAAGAGTCTCTTTCTAACGGTGCTCTAGGATCTCTTTCAGGTAAATATTTTAATGGAGTAGCAATTTTCATTATACCTTCCATTAATCCACCAAAATCAAATCCTCCAAATTGATCTTCGTAAAATTCTTCTCCAAATCCAGCTTCTGGAAAAGGATTATATTCTGGCGCTCTTACAGCGGCTTTATTTTTTCCCGTGCGAAATGAATTTAAATCACCAAAAAATCCTTGTGATTTTGAAGGATCATTAAATAAATTGCGACCATATCTAGTTGCCCCAGCTGGTAATCCTCTTGTATCAATTAAACGTGCACCTTTATCCCCACCTTTCATCTGGTTCATTAACATTTGGTACATGTTACGTGATTCGTTTTGATCAGTTGTCATTGCAGGTGTGCTTGCTAATATTCCTTTAATATCTCTAAGGTTGTCTCTGTTTTGATAAAACTCAGGTGAACGTGACATCGCGTATTGCAAATCATTATTTCGATTTGCAATAGCACGATCTTCCCTAACTCTATTAATATTATTAATAGATTGGTTTTGTAAATATCTTGACTTGTTGTCCTGCATTAAACGCCTGCAACTGCCTTAAGAACAATAATTACAACGATAGCAACGATACCGGCTTTTACCCAGTCTTTCATTCCCCACTCGCTCCATTCTTTTAAATGTTCCCATAAATCTTTTAATAACTTCATGTTACCTCCTAATGTATAGTATGTGTTTTATTTATTTCCTGCTCCAATACAGTCATAAAATCAAAGGACTCTACAACAGATTGAAAGACAAAGGAAGTCTGTTCTGATCCTAACGCATCAATATAATGTTGACGTGTTACAGCCATTAAAGCTGCGCATACTAATAACGCCTCTTCTGGGCTTTTTATCAATGATCGAGCTAGCTCATCTAACTCTTGCATTGAATCACTTATCTTCTTTACGGCTTTGACTTCTTGCATTTATACTCGCTGTTGTTACGTCTTTTTCGTTTTTCATTGCTTCTTTCGTTAAAGAAACATTTTCTTTCAATCCCGCTAAAGCGTCTCTAGCTGCATCTTGATCAATGCTACCAGCAACTTGCATTAGTTTAATTGTTGTATCAGCTTCTATTTTATCACGGTCCATGTCAAGTTTAGAAGCTTCCATAGTTCCTTTAGTTTGCATTTCTTGTTGACGCATCATTGCTTCAGCTGCACGTAAATCAATTTCTTGTTGTTTAAGTTTAACAAGAGGATCTTGAGCTTCACGTTTAGTTCTAGCTTCTTCATCCTGTGCTAATTGTGTAGTCATTTCTGCTTCAAGTTGTGCAATTGCATTTGTTTTTTCTACTTGCATTTGCTGCGCTACTTTTTGTAACTCTTGCATTGCTTGTGGGTTCATTTGTGCTTCTTGCATCTCCATTTGTAATTTTTGCTCTTCTTCTGCAAATTTTTCTTGAACTTGTTTTGTAGACATTAAAGCTACATGTTCAGACATGTGTGCTTGTAACATAGAATACAAAGGAGGATTAATTTGAACCATTCTTGTAAACATAAATTCGGCGTGTGCTTTCATATGTGCTGAATGATCCTGTTGTATAAAAGCTTTTAAAGTACTACCTTTCATAGCACCTGCATTTTCTATAGCCGGGCTTTGTGGTTGTGGCTGGGATTCATCAGGTTTTAAAATAGCATCAATACTATCAACACCCATCGCTGAATACATACGTCTATAAGCTTCTCTTATGTTATGCATTTGAGGGTTAGATTGTGCTAGTTGTAATTGCTGTTGAGCCAACATAACTCTTTGTGACATAGAAAAAATATTAGGGTCACTTACTGGTATGATGTCTACTCTATCATCAAAATCAGCTTGTTTAATTTTTCTATCTCCACCTACAACATGATAAGGATACTCGGGTGGAGTATACATTTGTAAGCATTTCGCTAATAATTTAAATTCTTTTCTTTGAGAGTAATACAATCTTTTTTGTATTGCACTCATAACTTTAGTACCTCTTTCAAGTAAAGCTAATGTAGTTCCAACTGGATTTTGCTCATTACCTTCACCCATTTTCATATCTGCAATAGCGGCAAAAGATTTACCTGCATCAACAGAATAACCTAATAGTTGAAATAAAGTTGCACTTGGTTCTTTGTAAGGAAGAGGTAATAATGATTCTTTAATAGAAGTTCCAGTTACATCCACGTCTCTAAATTCACCTGGTTGTAATGGAGTATCATCATCACGTATTCTCATACCACGAGCTTTAAAACCTGCTGGTAAGTTAGCAAGAGTACCTGCATCAATTAATTGTCTTAAAACACTTGTAGCAGTCCTTGATAAACCACCAAGCATATGTATTAAACCAAAACCATAAAAACCTAATCCAGGTAGAAATTTAAAGTGTACAAAGTAAGAATTCTTTTTAAAAGAAGTATCTTCTTCTTTGTAATTTCTTTTAATAGATAAAATCTTTTGAGAGTATTGATCAATTGTAATAATGTAAGGAAGTTTAATTCCACTTGTATCTTCAAAAGTAGGTACATCCGCATCAACATGCATTTCTAAAATTACATGCTCTTCATTTTGATCATCTGATACAGCTTCTACACCTTGAAGGTCATTTATTTTTGCTTGCACTTCATCCGTGTTTTCTACAATTCCAGAAGTAATTTCTACATCTCTGTAAAAACCAGAAACTTGAAATTTTTTAACTTCATTAGAAGACATTTTTACAATATGTGTAATACGTTCTGCTTGTTCTAAATCAGTTGCTAAATAATTAATTACTAAATCTTCACTTGCTACAAACTTAGATACACAACGTTTTAAAAGCTCGTCATAATAAACTTTTTTAAAAGCTGAACCGGATAGAGGTAAATAAAATAATAATTGATCCATCTCTGGGTCAAACTCTTCCATTACATTCATAATGTAATAGTTCATGTATTCTTTTACACGTTGAGCTTGTTGCTCTGCTTCAGGTGTTATTTCACCTAAAATTTGAGTACGTACGGGGCCGCTTGGGGGGAGGAGTTCCTTATAAGCTTGTGCTTGAAACTGTGTAACAGATTCAGCTAATAAGGGATGTACGACCCCGGACGCTCCTTCGAAGGGTTGTGTTCGGTTTTCATATTTGAATCCCAACATATCAAGGCCTTTGATATAGGTATCTTCCCAATCTTTCCTTGAATATTTATCCGCTTCGAATGCATTTACCAAATCACTAGAGAATTTGGATAACTCGTCATCTGAAATATATTCAGATAAATTTGCGTCAAATGGAACATTAGAATGGTCAATTTGTTCTACGTCTGTTATTTGTTCTGCACTTCCATCTTCCATCATTTCAAAACCATCAAATTGAACATTACTTTCCAATTCAATTTCTTGTCCTACTGGCTCTACTTCTAAAGCCGTGTCAATAGCAGCTAGTGCTTTTTCTATTTGATTTTTACTATCGTCTACCATTTACTACTCCACCTTCTTTAAATGCAGAAATACCACCAGATATTATTTCTTCTGCGGCTTTATTATCTTTTAAATTTAACATTTTTACGCCCCCGTATATTTGTCCCTCAGGTGTTCTTATAACAGTATTAATAAGATTTGCACCTGTTTTTTTTGACGCATTTGATAATGCTTTATTTAGTATAGGTCCATAGGCACCTATATTACCTTTATAACTGCGATCACTAGGAGATAAAGTACGGTTTTTAATTTTAGGATTAGAAAAGGCAACACCATCATATTTACCATCTTTAGCTGTTCTTACTAAATATTTAGCAACA